ACTGCAAATTTATTCCATAAGAATTTTACGATAGAATAAACTACCGTTAAAATTGAACCGGTAATACCGACAATTAACATCAGTATCGATATAATTAAAAATAATAAATCAAAATTTCTTACCCCATCATTAATTGGGAATTTGTTAACCTCGGCATCACAACTTCTGTCTAATATTTCTTTGATAGATAAGAATCTACTTCTATTTGTTCCCTTTCTATATTCGTCAATTAATTGGGCAGTAGTATAAACTTTATTATAATTTAATTCATAAAAAAAATCTTGACAGTTGATTGCCTCATCTTTATCAGCGTAATCGTCCCAATCTAAAGAAAATGCATATGACCTTTGAAATTGTGAAAAATCGTAGTTGTAATTATCGAAATTAATTGTAATTATTTGAGGGGTTTCAATTACAACACCGTCTACTACTTCAGTTGTTGTTTTTTTCTCAACCGTGATTTCAAATGTACCACCGTTTGGTAAGTCCACCCATTTTGAATTGTCAACTACATTATTAATTTTGTATGATATAGTTTTAAAATCACCCGAAATTGAACTTAATAGTAATGCTCTGTTTGAAAATGTATAAGATTTAGTTTCTACAAGTTTTGTTGGGTCTTCAAACACCGCACTAAAAATTGTAGTTTCACTACTTTTAGTAGATGGGTCAATATTATTCACCCAACCATATTCCTTAATGTTGGGTACCAAAAAGTTTCCTCTTAATAAACTACCTTTTGGGTTAAAAGCAGAAAGATTTAATAGACTAGGTCCAATGATACTATTAGATGTCTGTACTGCACTGACTTCTTTTTCACCATCATCGGTTTTAATTTTGAATCTGTATTTACCTTTTGTTGGAATACCAACACTTGGGTCATTTGAAAATATCAATTCACCGAATTCATTGGTTGACACATAATCTAAATTCATTGGTACGTCAACAACAAAAGCACCATTTTCGTCAATGACCTTTCCACCCTGTTCTAACTGATACTGTTCTAATATTGGGTCACCATCTGTATCCACATTTATTGTTTGTCTTACCGCTAAAATTCTACCAGGTCCCGCAACCATTCCGCATAAGTCACCTTGTTCTGAACTTGGTTTGCAGTTGTTTTTTATCATAACAGAATCATTGGATGTCATGATTGACCCCATGAATGTTGCCGTCGGTTCAATTGTTATGTTTGAATCTCTTAAATCAAAATCGACCCTTGTTATACCAACGTCACAAACATCTCCTGTTCCCCAAAAAGAAGAAACTGAAATACTTTTTCTTTGATTGACAATTTGTGGTAATGATGCTAAATCAGATGAACTTTTGAATTGGTTGCCGTCAAACTGTTTCGGGTTACCAAGATTCATTCTAATTAAATCGGTTGGTCTTAATGAGAAACAACCCATATCAGACAAATCAACATCTAATATAACTTGTTGGTTTCCTAGTGGAACCCCAACAATCATGTAATCCCCTGACTCGTTAGTTTTAACAGTGTACTTATAATATTTTTCATATATTTGTAATACTTCTGTTCTTGTTAAAACATCCTCTCTTGTTGGAAAAGTTCCTGTGGCGGCGTGTCCTTCATATGAAGGTGTATAGGGTAGTAAATTATATCTGAACCCATCTTCATTTTTGTCCGAAACATTTTTATATGGGTACAATGCCGATATTACGGGGTCATTTTGGTCAACTAAATCAATTGGTACAAAAACAGATACTTTGGCGTTTGGCACACCATACCCACCATTGGCAATCACACGACCAACCACAACTCCGTAATCAGAACAAAAACTTCTATATACATCAGACTGAGTAAGTTTCAAAGAAAGAATTTCCAAGAAATCGAAATCTTGGTCAACTTGTACTTTGATACTTTTGTCAGATTGTGTACTATTTCCTACTGATGTTCGTATCCTATAACTTTTAGGCATAATTGTTCTTTCTCATAAATAGTTAAAGTATTATTTTACAAAAATAGTCGAAGTAATTTTCTTGTGAAGATTACTGCTTAACACGAATACCAATATCTAAATTATCGTATCTAATTTGATAGAATTCTGTTGGTTGTGCATTTATAACATCATCAATCAATCTAATTTGTTTTGTTGTTGAATCTTGATATTTTTGTGCGGTCTGAGATGTTGAATATTTTCCTCCGACTCTGTTAAAGACCTTAACATCAGATATGTTAATAACACCTTCAGTATCTTGGACCAAACTTTTAATTTCAGAAATTAAAACATCTTCACCAAATTCTCTGTTTTGTGGTAACATATAATCACTAACTTTTGTTACAACATCTGATATGATTGAATTTTGATTTGTGTTTTTTGCAATTGTAATATAAATTTCAAATGCTAAATCAATAACTTTGCCTGTATCAACACTTACATAATCATTTAACATTCTATAGTTAGACAAGAAAGATGCTATGTTATCTTTCAAAACTTTTGGAACATTTTGAGTCATTTTACCATTATCATCTTGGCTTAACACAATTACATTAATCTTGTTGTTATTTTCCAAAATACCAACCTTAGCAGGAACACCAAATTGACCCGGCATCTTTTGTATTAACGAGTAGTAGTCACCAAGAGTGACCGCTCTGTTTTGTGATGCAAAGTTAAATGTAACATAATTTCTAACTTCCTCCACAGATGGTGGATTTGCCCCACCAATAGCCGCTGTAACATTTGTACATTGAATTGAATTTCTAACAGCGTTTGCAATTTCAATCGATGGTCCATTCACATCAAAATTTACATTACCAACAGTATTAATAATATTGACACCAACATTACTTTCAAGACCACCACCAACTCTATATTGTATAAACAAAGTTGTATTCGGTGTTGGAATGAATCCTAAACTCAAATTGTTTTGATAATCGTTTACTCTCAAAGTCACACCTGTTCGTGCAAAGCTAGCTAATTGGTCATCAGCTGTTGTATTACCACCACCGAAAGTCAACTTCATAAAGTTTTCAGGCGTAAACTCAGTTATAAATCTATTACCACTTTTGATGTATTTCCCAACTTTTATTTTAGAGGTATCACTTGGTTTCGATGGGTCAGGAACAAAAATTGTATCTTCGGCTAATGCTTGTACTTCATACCATTTACCAACTGAACTTAAGAATTCTTGATACGATGGTATATTATTATATTCAATTCCGTCTTTTTGTATTATTGACAATACATTAACCACGTTTCTTTCAGGTAAAAATAAACTTAAAAATGGTGTTGCATCTGCTTGTGTTATAACTTTTTTAAATACCTTTGTAATACCGTTTACCACAACCTCTCTTTTTATAATATTATAACTTTGTATGTTGTTTGACGCATCCAAAATTGGTATTACTTTTTGATTTTTTTCACCTGAGGAACTAAATGCTGACGCAAAATTAATGTCATTTGGATTTTCAAATGTTTGTCCCGCACCAACAAATTGTGACCCAGCTTTTAAAACACCCATGTAATCAGGGTTAGGTCTGTCACCTAAAGCGGGTACATTAATTGTTATATCACAAACCGCGATTGATGGTCTGTTTCCCGGTATTTTCAAACCGTAAGTTCTTGCTATGTTATATATTGAACTTCTTTGTTGTGCAAATTCAAGGACGGTTTCCTGTATACTTCTATCAATATGATAATGTAAGTTGTCTGTTACGGCAGCGTTTAAATCCATTAAAACAGAAAAAATTGATGCGTCATTGAAGTTGTCAATTAGGTCGGGATAATACTGTCTAGTATAATCAATAAGTTCTTGTCTTATAGCGGCAAAATCTCGGACGGTATAGGATATTCTTTTTTCAGCCATTTATGTTAAATATTTATAATTATGAAATCTTTTGATTGGAAAGCGTTATCACTGATTGTGTAATCAATTCTCATCTTAGCGGTGTATTCTGAAGTATTTCTACCTCCAACCCTATAAACACCATTTCCTAAGTTCTCAGAGTTTAAAGTACCAACTGACTCATATTCATCAAATGGTAAAATTATAATATCATTAATAATTAAATTAGGAATGTACTTACTTACATTATCTCTAATATCATCTTTAATTGATTCAAATGTTACACCATCTAATGGTTCAAAAATAAATTCATAGATTTTAGTACCGAAATCAGGTAAGTAATATCTACTACCTTTTCTAGTTAAAATCAAATGAATTAAATTACTTCTTATTTCTTGGTCAGGATTTTGAGACAAAGAAAGGTAATCCCCTTTTAATGAATCATTAAAAGGAAAATTAATACCATAAGTTACACCATTAGCCATTGTCTATAAATATA